ACAGTATTTGTAGTTGAAGATAGCATGGAGGGACCCGATGGGATCGAATCGTCTTTACGTTTTACTTCGTTTGCTCTCAGACATGCAGCTGGAGTTGCGATCCACCTATCCAAACTACGACCAAAGGGAACTGAAAATGGCAAAGGTCTTGTTGCAAGCGGCCCTGTCTCGTTTGGAAAAATCTACTCGGTCTTAAATGAAGTATTGAGGAGAGGTGGAAAATACAAAAATGGTTCGATTACGTTGCATTTAGACCTATCTCATCCTGACATCCTGGAATTTATTGAAGCTGATAGAAGTGAATTACCCTGGGCGAAAAGATGTGTAGATCTCACTCCAATAATGTGGTATGAAGCTAGTCAAGAAGTTAAAGACGCATTATTACTTGCTATTAAAAGTGGAGATGTTTGGTTAAACAAGATCAAATACACAGGCAAGATGGAAAGGATTTATGGGAATGTTTGCCTTGAGATATTTTTAAGAAGCAGAGGAACCTGTTTATTAGAGCACATTAATCTTGGTCAATGTGAAATAGAAGAGCTTTCGTCAGCCTTTATTCAAGGGATGACTGAGCTATGTGAACTACATAAAAAAACAGGAGTAGGAGATTCAGGAGAATACTTATCACCTGAAGAAGATAAACAAGTTGGATTAGGAATACTTGGTCTAGCTAATCTTCTTTCTCAAAATGCAATTACTTATAAAGAATTTGGTCAGCAATTATCCATCCTTAATAATGGAGGACAGCCAAATGAAATGCCAGCTGGGAAGTTAGCTTATGCTTTACAGCAAGCAATTAATAGTGCCGCTGTAGTAGCTCGTCAACATGGTATGCACAGAGCATTTTGTATAGCTCCAACAGCTACATGTTCTTACAACCATACAGACAAACTTGGCTTTACTACTGCCCCAGAAATAGCACCCCCAATAGATTCAAGTGTTGATCGTGACTCAGGTACTTTTGGTGTTACTAGCTATGACTATGGGTTTGTAGAAACTGCAGCTGAAGTAGGTTGGCATGACTTTAAAAAAGTTGCCGATGGTATTGTTAAGCTCTTTGATAACACAGGACTATTTCATGGCTACAGCCTAAACACCTGGTCAGATGTAGTTACCTATGATGAACAGTTTATCGAAGAGTGGTTGCACTCCCCACAAACAAGTATCTATTACAGTCTCCAGGTAATGCCAGATACCCAGAGAAAAGATGACGTTGCATCTTTACTTGATGAAGAATATAAAAATATGTTTGAACCTATATCCTCAGAATGTACCGAAGATTTTTGTCCAAGTTGTGCTGAATAATGACATCACCATATACGAAATTAGTAGAGAGAAAAAGAAAGTGGACCCCTGTTGCTGTAACTAGAGGTAAGTTGTTAGAGGGGTCTGAAGATTCAATATATCGAGCGTTAGCTCTTCGTGTTTTAGAACTACCTGTAAAAGAATTTTTACAACAAGGTTTAGAAAAAGATTTACCTGATATACCAGGAGTCATTGAAGCTCTTAAATCAAACCAAAAAGATGAAGACAAACATGATCTAGGGTTTAGTTATATTTGTCGTGCTCATGGTACTGATCCTGATGCTGAAGATGAAGCTCAGAATATTTTAAATGCTTGGTTAGAAGCTCCCGAACATCCCATTTTAAAAGCTGCAATTTTAGAAAGGTCTGTATTTTTTGTACTGCTACCTTTCTATAGATTCTGTGGAGATATAGGAATGAGGACTTTAGCTGCTGACATATCAAGGGACGAACAAACTCATGTAGCAATACATGGGATGGTTGCTCATGATTTAGGTTTAAAAAATACAGAGAGATTAAACAAGCTCCGTAAGGATACTGTTGATTGGGTTATGAATGGGATGGATAGTCCTAAAAATAAATATCTCAATAAAGATTTCTGGATGAATCAATCTAACAATTTATATCTTCGAGGAAAAGCAGAAGGACTAGCCGAAACTAAACGTGCCAGGATGCCTTCTTTCTTTGAAGCAAGCAATCAAAATCTCCCCAAGTATGGCTAACGAATTAGAAGTTAATGAAGTATTTGGTGGTCAAGATTTCCTGGAAAAATTAATTCAGGAACTTGACACCACGTTTCCACAAGTAACACCAAACCCAGACGAACCTCTTAGTAAGATCATGTATAGATCAGGACAAAGAAGTGTCGTTGAGTATTTATTTAATAAACAAGAAAACAATGTGCAAACCTGATCTCCCTCCAATGCCTGAGCAGCCTGATCCGTTGCCAGCTCCTCCTACACCACCTCCAGCTCCAACAGTTCCAGACCCAATAAAGCCACCTGAAACTGTTAATGCTAAAGATAAAAAATTAAAGAAAACTTCAAAAAGAGCTCGTTTAAATCAAGCTGGTTCTGGAGCTGAACAGTTAAGAATTGATTTAGATCAATCTGCAATAAAGAATATTGCAACTGTAAATACAGGTCAAGGAACTACAAATAAAAAGAAAAAATCACAACTTAATATTCCTACAGCCTAATGAAAGAACAAGCCTCAAGCCGTTACCAATCATTAGCAACGGATAGGCAAGACTTTCTAGACAAAGCCAGAGAATGTGCAGAGCTGACCCTACCTTACTTATTAGTAAATGATGGACATGCTTCTGGTACTAAATTACCTGTACCCTGGCAAAGTTTGGGAGCTAAAGGGGTGAACGTACTTGCATCTAAATTGATGTTAAGTCTCTTTCCAGTAAACACTAGCTTTTTTAAGCTGCAAATAAATGATGCTGAGATAGCAGGGATACCAGAAGTAACACCTGAAATAAAATCTGAAGTTGACTTATCTCTTTCCAAAATGGAAAGGATAATAATGCAACAGATAGCTGAGACTTCTGATCGCATAATGCTTCACGCTGCTATGAAGCACTTAATTGTCACAGGCAATGTATTGATTTTTGTCGGAAAGAAAGCCCTAAAAGTTTATCCAATAGATCGCTATGTCGTTAACAGGGATGGCGATGGTAACGTGATCGAAATTATCACAAAAGAAAAAATCCACAGAACCCTATTACCTAAAGAATTTCAAAAGCCTTTAATGGGTGACGGTAAGGACATCAATGCCCCAGGCGAAGATGGTCCTAAATTTGGAACTACAGGTGCTAGTAAAACAGAAGAAGCTGAGATATTTACTTGCGTTAAATTACAAGATGGTCAATGGAAGTGGCATCAAGAAGTAGACGATAAGATCCTACCTGGATCTCAAAGTAGTACTCCTAAAAACCTACCTATGTGGTTAGCTCTACGCTGGAATGTAGTGGACTCAGAACCCTATGGTCGTGGCAGAGTTGAAGAGTTCCTGGGAGATTTAAAATCTCTTGAAGGTTTAATGCAAAGCATGGTGGAAGGTAGTGCAGCTGCAGCAAAAGTAGTCTTCACAGTTTCGCCAAGTTCAACTTGTAAACCTCAAAGTCTAGCTAGAGCTCAGAATGGAAGTATTATCGTTGGCAGACCTGATGATGTTTCAGTAATCCAGGTAGGTAAAACTGCAGATTTTCGGACTGTAATGGAGATGATACAAGAACTTACCAGGCGATTGTCTGATGCTTTCTTGATCCTCAATGTTCGTCAATCAGAACGAACTACTGCTTCAGAAGTTGAAATTGTAAGACAAGAAATAAATGAACAATTAGCTGGCATATATGGCAACTTAACTACAGACCTACTAAAACCATACCTGGATAAAAAACTATCAATACTACAAAGGATGAAAACCGTTCCACCTTTACCTAAAGGTTTAGTTTCTCCTATTGTTGTAGCTGGCTTAAATGGTATTGGTAGAGGTCAAGACAAAGTAGCTTTAATGGAATTTTTAACAGCTGCTTCTCAAGGTCTTGGACCTGAAGCGATTATGCAATATATCTCACCTGAAGAATTTTTAAAAAGACTAGCAGCCGCTAGTGGTATTGATACTTTAAATCTTATTAAAGACGCATCCACTATGGAAGAAGAAGCTGCTCAGATGCAACAACAGCAAGTCCAATCATCACTCATAAATCAGGCTGGACAACTTGCTAAATCACCAATCGGAGAACAAGTAGTAAATGGAATCCAACAACAAGCAGCCCAAGGTGGAATCTCAGGGCAACAAGGACAAGGTGGAATCCCAGGGCAAGAAGCCCCAGAAACGCCCCCGCAGATCTAATGGAAGATTTGCAAAATCTACAGAATTAGAAGCAGGGCTTACAAAAAAAGTAGACATCACAATTAAGAAAAAAATAGATGCTCCTACTGATGCCAAACAATCAGCTGGTAAATATGGCAAACAAGAAAAAATTGTACCCAGCTTTGGAACTATACGAACAACATTACATTAAATATGGCAACTCTTACCTTTGATCCCTCAGCAGATGGTCCTTCTCCAGAACAGAAGGAAGCAGAAGCTCAAGCACTAGCCCAAGGCGAAAAGCTCGAAGAAGCTAGAGCTGCAGATGAAGCTGCTAAATGGGATAAGACTGATAAAGAAAATGAAAGTGCAGAACTTATTGGTGGCAAATTTAAATCTCAAGAAGAATTATTAAAAGCTTATCAAGAGTTAGAAAAGTTACGCTCTAAAGAAAACACAGAAGAAACTTCTGAACCTGAAGAGACTACAACTGAAGAAGAACCTGAAACTCCTACAGAAGAAAATCCAATATTTACTAAAGCTGCTGAAGAATATGCAGATGGTGGAAACATTTCTGAAGAATCTATTGAAGCTTTGTCTAAAATGGACTCAAAAGATTTAATCAAATCTTATGTAGATTTTTATTCTAAATCAGCACAGAAAGCAGAACTACAGCAAACTCAAGTAAACGAGATAAAAAATATTGCTGGAGGAGAAGAAGGCTATAAAGAACTAACAACTTGGGCTTCTCAAAATTTAGAAAAAACTGAACTAGAACAATTTAATACTATTGCTAATACTGGCAATTACACAGCAATTAAGTTTGCAGTTGAAGCATTAAATAGTAGGTTCAGAAATCAAGAAGGCTATGAAGCTCCTATGGTTACAGGTAAAGCCGCATCTAGCAATGCCAAGCCTTATCGTAGCCAGGCAGAATTAGCCAGGGATATTGCAAATCCTCTATATAATTCCGACCCAGCATTTAGAAGTGATGTTGAGGAAAGATTATCACTAAGTACAGATTTACTTTAAAACAATGCCAAAAGGAAAAGGAACGTATTCAAAACCAGGAAGACCACCTAAGAAAGGAAAATGAGTCTTTACAGAAATATAAATAAACGCAAGAAAGCTGGTACTAGCAGACCTAAATCTAAAAGTACTATTTCTGCAAAAAATTACTCAAACATGAAAGCGGGATTTCCCAAGAAAAAGAAAAAATGACACATCACAATCACGAAAATGATAAATGGCACGTTGCCGAAGAGCTTAATGGCCGCCTTGCAATGCTTGGTATTATTGCTGCTATTGGTGCTTATGCCTGTACAGGTCAAATCATCCCAGGAATTTTCTAGTCCTTACGAATGGAAAATGACTTGTGATGATTTTATGTTATCAAGATATTCAATTTTGATAGATAACAAATTACCTACACAAGCAAAACGCAAGTTGATTAAATACTTAAGATCAAAAGTAGTTGGAGACTGCACTACACAATTAAGTTGATAATCTTACGTTCATCCTTTTTAGGACGCATTTGTTTAGTCGGTGGAACGGACGCTAAACACTATTCTTAAGATTATGCAAACTGTAAAACTCGTTTATAGAGGTGTTGTATATTACATCTCACGTTAAGTCTGGTGACATTTGGGAGGTTCAATTCCTCCCTTAACAATCAGCCCGATCAGAGGCTTTGTATCTGACAACCTTGCAAGGGAAAAAGTTAGGTCAACAAGATAGAAATCAGTAGTAGGAGTAAGCCCTCTGAGGAGGATAACTTTCGCTGAAAAGGATTAAGTCGTAAAGACCGTTAATCAATCTTTCTCCTATTTAGAGATGACAAATATAGCAAATCTCCATAGACCCAATGCGGTTAATGGAAACCAAAGTAATACCTACGCTAATAAGTATGCGACAGCGTTAAAGCTGTTCTCTGGTGAGGTATTTACAGCATTTAATAGTGCTTCAATATTCCAGGGTCTTGTTAAGAGCTACACCCTAAGAGGTGGTAAGTCTAAACAGTTCTTACTAACTGGAACATTAAGTGCTGGGTATCACACTCCTGGGACCCCAATACTAGGTGATACAGCATTGAAAGCTAATGAAAAGACAATCCTAATGGATGACCTCTTAACAAGCTCTCAGTTCGTGTATGACTTAGATGAGGTTCTATCACAATATTCAACTAGATCTGAAATATCTAAGCAGATCGGTGAAGCTTTAGCAAAACACTACGATACTCGTATTGCTAAGGTTCTTGATATTGCTTCAAGAGAAGCTTCAGTAGTAACTGGTGAGCCTGGTGGCTTTGAAGTATCTATTGGTTCTGGAAACCAATTTAAAGCTCAGAAAATTGTTGATGGTTTATTTGAAGCCGCTGCAGTTTTAGACGAGCGTAATGCCCCTCAAGAGGGTCGTGTATGTGTATTAAGCCCAAGACAATACCTCGGCTTAATTGCAGCTGTAGACACAAATATCTTAAACAGAGAACTTGGTGCATCTCAAGGTGACATCAACTCTGGAAAAGGTTTATATAGCATTGCTGGTATCAAGCTTTATAAATCAAACAACCTTCCATTTATGGCTGCTTACAACTCAGCGGTAACTGGTGAGAACAACGACTATGCAGATGCAAACGCTACTTGCTGTGGTCTTGTGTTCCATCGTGAAGCTGCTGGTGTACTAACAGCTATTGGTCCATCTATTGAGACTACAAGTGGAGATTTCCACGTTCAGTATCAAGGCGATTTGATCGTTGGAAAACTTGCAATGGGAGCTGGCTCTTTAAGAGTATCCGTTGCTGGTTCATTACAAGCACAATAATAAAATGCCCTAGAGGATTTATATCCTCTTCGGGGCTTACCATTCCCTAGAAAATAAATGGCAACAACCTATAAGCTAACTAAATTAGCAGCCGTAAATATAATCCTATCCAACATTGGACAAGCACCTCTAACAAGTTTAACTACATCTAACCCTTTATCTTCTTTAGCAGAAGGAATGATAGATGAAGTATCCCATAGCCTTCAATCAGAAGGTTGGGTATTTAATACTGAACAAGATTATCCATTCACTCCTGACAATAATAAATTTATTGAAATTCCAGCTAACGTTTTATCCTTAGACTCTCCAGAATGGTCTAGTTTAGAGCCAATAATAAGGAAGCCAGCTGGAGTTACAAATGCCAGGCTATATGACAAAAGAGATCATACTTACGAATTTGATACTAAACAGTATTTAAAAGTAATTTGGTATTTTGATTTTATTGATTTACCTGAAGTATTTAAACAATACATAACTATTAGAGCTGCAAACTTATTTGCTAATAGAGCTGTAGGTTCAAACGAAGTAGTTAAATATTCTGAAAAAGAAGAGGAAATTGCTAGAGCTGCAGTTATGGAATATGAAACTCAACAAGGAGATTACAACATATTTAATGACTCAGCTGGAGGTAAAGAGTTCCAAACATATTTACCGTATAACGCTATCAAAAGATAATAATGGCTGCAGTATCACAATCAATACCCAATCTACTAGGAGGGGTTAGTCAACAGCCTGATCCAATTAAATTACCTGGTCAAGTTAGAGAAGCTGTTAATGCTTATCTTGATCCAACTTTCGGATGTAAGAAAAGACCACCAACAGAATTTGTTGGATTGTTAGCCAATAACATTCCTTCAGATGCCAAATGGTTTCCAATATTTAGAGACAATGACGAAAGATATATAATTGCAATTTACAAATCTGGAAGTCCAGCAACTATCCAGGTAAAAGCCTGGGATGCAAATACTGGTCAAACCAGAACAGTTACAGTTAGTTCAAGTGCTCAAACATACTTAGACACAACTAACTTAAATAATTTAAAAACTCTATCTATTGCTGACTATACATTAATTTCTAACTCTGATAGAGACGTTAGTATGAACGCTGTTCAGCTAACCACTACTAAAGAAGAAGCATTAGTTGTTATTAATTCGATTGCCTATAACACTACTTACTCTATTGACTTAAATAGAGATGGTAATACAGCCCAAACTAAAGTTTATCGAGCTGCAGAATTAGAAATTATTCCTGGATCTTATGAAGTAGCTGATAATGGTGCATGTTCTCAACATTCAGCTGGAGATCATACAGGTTCAGCTTCAGGTAAATCAGGACTTCAATTTAGAATTACTAACCAATGTTCTGCTTATTATGATGAAGAATCTAACTCTTACATTTCTAGATATAACGCTAGTGTAATTTTAAAAAATGGTGGTGTTGGATGGAGAGTAGGAGATACTGTTACTGCAACTCAAGGCGGTAAACAATTTACTATTCGAGTAAGTAAAGAAGCTTTTGAATATACTTATGCAAGTGATGGAATAGCTACATTTACAACCCCAAGTAATGCAAGCTCTGGAACTCTACAGATCGGAGATATTATTACTAATTTAAAAAATGCTGTAAATGCTATTTCTAATTACACTTGCGATAGTATTGGTAATGTTTTAAGGATTAAAAGATCAGATACTAGAAGTTTTAACATTGCTGTTAGAGGTGGTACAACCAACCAGGCAATGACCGTTATAAAAGATACAGCTAATGATATTGCAGAATTACCTTTCCAATGTTTTCCTGATTTTATTTGCAAAGTAAAAAATACCCAAGATAGTACAGCTGATGATTATTACGTCATATTTGAACCTGACGCAGCTGGTATCCCTGGTGCTGGATCTTGGACAGAAACAATTAAGCCTGGAATAGAAACAGGTTTAAACTCTTCAACTATGCCACATGCTCTTGTTAGACAGGCAAATGGTAATTTTACATTAGATGCTTTAAATAGTTCTTCTGCTTTTGGTGGTTGGGCTAGTAAAGAAGTAGGAGATGAATATAGTAACCCTAATCCTAGTTTTGTAGATAAGGGTATTTCTAACATGTTTTTCTTTGCAAACCGTCTAGGTTTCTTATGCGAAGATGCTGTAATTCTTAGTCAACCTGGAGATTATTTTAATTTTTTCCAAACCTCTGCAATTACGGTTACTGATAGTGATCCAATAGATCTAACAGCATCTAGTAAAAAGCCAGCTATTCTACAAGCTGCAATAGGTACTCCTAAAGGACTAATCTTATTTGCTGAAAACTCTCAGTTTTTAATGGCTTCTCAAGAAGTTGCTTTTGGACCATCTACAGTTAAATTAACTGAAATTGCTACCTATACTTACAAGTCAATAACTGAACCATTAAGTACTGGTGTTAGCGTCATGTTTGTTACTGAAGCTGATACTTATACAAAAATTTTAGAAATGGCAGCTGACTCTGTAGATAACAGACCTACAGTTTCAGATAATACCAGGATCATTCCAGAATATATTCCACCTGATTTAAAATGGGCTACTAACTCACCTAATAACAGTATGTTGTTTTGGGGTGATAATACTAATACAGTTTTTAGTTTTAAATTTTTTAATGCAGGGAATGAAAGGCAATTAGCTGGTTGGAGTAAATGGACATTTCCAACTCAAGTTAGAATGATGGAGTTTGATAATGATACGGCTTATATAGTTTCTTATGACGGAACAAATAGTACTCTACAAAAAATGGAGCTCCTAGATGATCCTGATACAGCTCCTATCTCGACAAGTTTTAACACCAAATTTTTACCGAGATTGGATTTTATACATACAAAAGCTTCTTTAACTACAAGTACAGTTGGCTCAAATACAAAAATATATTTTCCTACTGGTGGCTATGTAAATGGAACAACACCTGTATTTATAATGACTAGCGGTGCTGATGCTGGATACTTTATTAGACCAACAATACAAACTGATGGTGGCGGTAAATTTATATTGGTTCCTAGTTCATTAACTTCAGTTAATTATGTAATTGGTATGCAATATAGAATGACTGTTTCTTTACCAGCATTTTATGTGGCAACTGAAGGTAAAGCTGATCGTATTGATAATCCAGTAGTAGAGATGTTGTATTTAGATCTTTATTATTCAGGTAGATATGAAGTAGAGATAGAGAAATTAGGATATACAAACTATACACATAACGTAGATATAGCTAGAGCTGGCTTATATTTAGCTAACGCTCCAGCATTAGAAGAAGTAGTCACAAAAACAGTACCAATATTTTGCTTAGGTAGAGATGCCAAGGCAAGTATATATGCAGATGATCCTGTCCCTTCAGCTATAACCAGCTATTCCTGGCAAGGTCATTACAACAAACGAGACGTATTACAACTTAAAGGTTAATGAAACCCTATTACCGTAAAGCTACGGTGAAGGATGCGATTTTGGTAGCTAATAATCTTCGTAAAGAAGACCGTATGGAAATAGAGGGTTTAGGAGATCATCCTTTATCCCTCTCTTTTATAGTTCAATTAAGCAGTAACACAATATCTTTCTTTGATGAAGATGGGAGTATTGCTGGAATAGGGGGAATAGTCCCAGAAAATAAACATGTAGGCAAAGTTTGGATGCTTTGTACTCCTATTGTCACCAGGAAACCCCATACATTTGTAAGACATTTAAAACGCTGGCTTAATGAACAGCACGAATATCGCCTCCTATGGAATATTGCAGATGCAAGAAACATTTTTCACCACAAACTATTAAAAATACTTGGATTTAAAGCAATAAAAGTTGTCCATCCACCACCACATGCACTCCCATATTATGAAATTGTAAAACTATGTGTTCCCCAGCAATAGCTGGAGTAGTTGTCTCAGCGGTAGGTACTGCTGCAAGTATTTATCAAGGTATGCAAAATATGCAACTTACCGTTGATATGGCTAAACAGCAGCAAGATTTATCTTATAGACAAGCCCAGCAACAACAAAACTTTCAA